CTACAACGCTAAATCCAACTGATTTTCCCCCTTGTGGCTACGGGGAAAGATATTGGTGGGGACACATGCGCCAGGAGCGGGTTTCGTTTCGTTCAGTGATTCATCAATGTGCGTCATACTGGTAAAGCAGTAGCCACACATCATATTTTGGCACTGGTGATAGCTACGTCGAACCAATGGGCTAAGTTCTACGCTGGTACGTGTTTTTGCAGTTGCGCGGCACTTTGGACATTTGATCGCCATGACAACCCCTCAAACGGTTGGTGTTACTGTCATTATACACAGGCGTTGCATTAATCATCATTATCGTCTGCTGCCCAATCTGTTATTTTCACTTCAAATTCCAGCGATGTCGTAAATCCAGATTGGCTTATTTCATGTACGCAGCGTGTAATTATCCAATCGGCATTATCGATAACCGTTTTAAATCCAGACATACGGGCGTGTAATTCAGGATATAAATCGGCACGGCCTCGCGCTAACGTCATACTGAATTCTGCGGCACCGCGCTGTAACTTCGACCATTTGGCGGCTGCGGCGCGTTTTGCCGCTTGCTCGGTTTTAAACGTCGAACGCATAACATAAACATTACCTTCCGTTCCCGTCAGATAATTCCCCTCTTTACTGCTGGATGCGGGTTCTTTCTTTTTAGCTGGTGTACTGGTTTTGCGTTTATTTTTTACCTTTGTCGTTTTGGTTTTGCCAAAATTCAGATCCAGCCAGTACGCCGTAACGCCGGTGTACGCGTCGCGGTCAGCAACGCGGAAGCTGTGACTGTCTCCGCTACTGCGTGTAATGGTGATGGCCGGTAGTGGCTTGCCACTTTGTGAAACCGCCTGCCCTGGGACAATGAACAGCAACATGCCGTTTTTTATGGTTGCGATTGCCCCAACCATTTCCGCCATGCGAGTAAGAAAACTGATATCTGATTCATTCGTCTGGTCAGCATGGTCAAGTTCCAGCTTCGCCAGCCGTTCTGTCACACCTGCTTTCAGCCCGTAGCGGCTGGCGATGGCAGATACCACAAACCCGACGGTCACATTGTGCCAACTGTATTCACGCTTAACGTTAAATGTATCTCTAAAATCCGCGCTACGGGCGCTGATAGTCAACTGATCCGGCGGGCCACGATGGGCAATTTCATCAACCGTGAATGTCCCCTTACTGATTAGCGGTTCATTCGCCCAGCCCAGTGCCACGGTGACTTTTGCGCCGCGCTCCGGCAGGGCTAATTTTCCGTCTGCATCATCCAGCACTAATTCGAGTGAGTCAGCCTCAAACCCGCGATTATCCGTCAGCGATAGCGATATCAGCCGATCATTCAGCTCTGTAACCTGCTTATCGCCAACCCTCACCATAAACGCCGGACGGGGTGAGTATTCGTCCAGCCGTCCAGAAATAGCCCCTAGCGTATCCATGATTGACATTGTTACCCCCTGATCTCTGCCTGAATACTCGCGTTACGCGCGCGTAGGGACAATCAGCCTCGGTTGTCACGCTCCTAAGACACAGCAAACGCCGTGCGCAGGCAATGAAATCCCGCAATCATGAAGCCGGACATTTGACCCATTGAGGCAACAGCATGGCGACTAATTATCATCACGGTGTGACCGTCCGAGAAACCACGGATCTCAGCACCATCATTAACGATATCGACTCGGCAGTGATCGGCGTGGTGTGTACCGCCGATGATGCCGATGCTGATACGTTCCCGTTAAACGAACCGGTATTGCTAACCCGCGTAGCCAGTGTGTTAGGTAAGGCGGGTAAAACAGGCACATTGCACACCACGTTGAAATGCATTTCCGATCAGGCCAGCCCTCAAACGGTGGTGATCCGAGTGGCGGATGCGGCGAATGCGCAGGCGGAAGGTAATGAACCTAAACCGACGCAAGATCAGTTAGTGATCGGCGGTTCCGATGCCAGCGGACGCTATACGGGGCTGTATGCGCTGCTGTCGGCAGAGGCGCGAATTGGTGTTCGCCCGCGCGTACTGGCCGTGCCGGAACTGGATACCCAAGCCGTTGCCGCACAGTTGGCCGTAATAGCTGAAAAGCTAAACGCATTCGCCTATGCCAGTGCGCATGACTGCGCAACTATCGCGGCGGCGAAAACGTACCGCGAAAATTTCTCCCAACGTGAACTGATGGTGATCTGGCCTGACTTTATCGCCTACGACACCGCCAAAGGGGAAAACGTGACCGTACCCGCGCCAGCGTTTGCAGTTGGACTGCGCGCCAAAATTGATGCAGAAACGGGCTGGCACAAGGTGTTATCCAACGTTGCGGTAAACGGCGTGCTAGGTCTGAGCAAGGATGTGTATTTCACGCTACAGGGAACCGATACCGACGCGGATGAGCTGAACAGCAACGGCATCACCACGCTGATTAAGCAGAACGGCTTTCGCTTTTGGGGATCGCGCACCTGTGACCGTGAAACCTATCTGTTTGAAAGCTACACCCGTACAGCGCAAATCCTCGCAGACACCATCGCAGAAGCGCATTTCTTCTACATTGATAAGCCGCTTACGCCATCACTGGCAAAGGATATTGTTGACGGCATCAATCGCAAGTTAACGGCGTTGGTCACCGCTGGCCGTCTGCTGGGTGCGAATTGTTGGTATGACAAAGAAACCAACACCGGCGAAACGCTACGCACCGGAAAATTAACCATCAAGTACAACTACACACCCGTTCCGCCATTGGAGCATTTGGATCTGGTGCAGGAGTTTACTGACGAATACTTCGCGACGTTCGCCAATACGTTCAGCGGGTAAGGGGTAAATCATGTCTCTGCCAAAGAAACTTAAATACTTCAATCTGTTTATCGACGGCGACAACTATTTCGGTCAGGTGCCGGAAGTGACACCGCCTAAGCTCACGCGCAAGACAGAAGACTATCAGGCGGGTGGCATGCCTGGCTTTGTCGCGATTGACTTCGGTTTTGATGCGGGCGCGCTGGATATGGAAATCACGCTCGGCGGGCTGGATGCTGGCTTGTTGAAAAAGTGGGGCGTCTCCACTGCGGACGGTATGCAAACGCGCTTTGCAGGTTCGTATCAGGATGAAGCCACAGGCGAAGCGGTGCCGTGTGAAATCCAGACGCGTGGCCGGTTTACCGATCTTGACCCAGGCTCTGCCAAAGTGGGTGAAGATACAGCACATAAATACACCCTGAAAAATACCTACTTCAAGCTGACGATCAGCGGTGAAGAGGTCATGGAAGTGGATGTGCTGAACATGATTTATAAAGTGGCCGGTGTCGATATGCTGGAAAAACACCGCGCTAACGTTGGGTTATAAAAGGAAATGTCTACCATGACTGAGAAACAAAATAACGTCGTCATTCTGCAAAACCCGATCACACGTAAAGGCGGTGATGTGAAAGAAGTCACGATCACCGGCGCACTAAAACAGGCCGGATCGCTGCGCGGGCTGAAGGTCTACGATGTGATGACGTCCGATGTGGATAGCCTGCTGACGTTGCTCCCGCGCGTTACCAGTCCGGCGCTGACGAAAGAAGAACTCACAGCGATGGATACCTGGGATTTTTGCCAGCTCTCCAATGCGGTGGCGACTTTTTTGCAACCCTCTTCCCCAGCGAGCGAGACGGGCGCGGTAACGGCGTAATTCACTGCCCGTTTAACTGTGTTGAAGAGGTGATGGCCGACATCGCAGCAATTTTCCATTGGTTGCCGTCGGCGATGGACGCCATGCCGGTAGATGAACTGCTGGCATGGCGCAGCCGAGCGGCCGTTAGAAGCGGAAACTCGGAATGACAGATCGCAATCTCAATATTCGCGTGGCGTTCAGCGCGATCAATAATATGGCTCGGCCCGTCAGTGCTGCACGCAGCGGCACGGCGGCGCTGGCTGACCAAATCAGAGCAACACAAAACACCCTCAACGGATTAGGACGGCAGGCCAGCAGCTTTGACCGTCTGAGCGCTGCATCCGCTAAAACAACCCGCGAACTGGAACAAGCTAAAGCCAAAGCCGCCGCGATGCGTGCCGAATTCGGTGCCGCCAGTGCGCGAACGGACGAACAAAACGCGGCACTGAAACGGCAGCGTGAGCTGATCAGGCAATTATCAACGGCTCAGACCAACGAAACCGAACAGTTAAAACAACTGCGGGCAGAGCTGGCGCGGCACGGCGTGATACTCGACCGCAGCCGCAGGGCAACAGACCAGATTAGCGATCAAACCGCACGCTATAACCGTATGTTAGCGGAACAGCAACGGCGGTTGGCGGCGGTGACGCAGGCGCGAGCACGCTACGATAGGATGCAGCAGACAGCGGGGAATCTGCGCAGCACAGGGGCAATGGCAATCGGTGCCAGCGCAGCCGGTGCGTATGTCGGTGCCAGAATGATGGCCCCTAATCTGCAATCAGATAAAAGCGGCGCGGTGATTGCTGCACAAAATGCCGAAGCCCCTGCAATGGGGTCGCAGTATTCGAAAATCATTAAAGGGATTAACAGTGCCGGTGTAAGCAATGACCTTGCCCAGATCGCCAGCACCGTATCGGCGGTGCGTAGCTCACTGGGCGCATTGGGGGACGTCGGTGAAGCGGAATTAGACCGGATCTCACGCAAAGCGTTGGATATGCAATCCGTGCTGGGCGGCGATACGGCGGAACATATCCAGATTGCCGCCATCATGATGAAGAATGGTCTGGCTCGCAGCAGCGATGAAGCATTCGATTTGATGGCGGCAGGAATGCAACGCGTCTCTACACAGATGCGCGGCGAGTTACCTGAGATATTGCATGAGTATTCAACGCATTTCAGGAACATGGGCTACAGCGGATCAGAAGCTATGACGCTATTGGTCAATATGGCGCAGCAAGGGAAATTTGCGCTGGATAAAACGGGCGATGCAGTCAAAGAGTTCTCAATCCGTGGCTCTGATATGTCTAAGTCCAGCATCGCGGCGTATGACGCCATCGGACTGAATGCGCAGCGCGCGTCATCTGCCATCGCCAGCGGTGGCGCACAAGCACGTAACGCGATGCAGCAAACCGCGCAGGGGCTATTGAAGATTAAAGACCCAGCCGAACGGGCCAATGCCGCCATTGCATTATTTGGTACACCGATAGAAGACCTGTCTATCGATCAGATCCCTAATTTCCTGTCAGCGTTAGCCAATACCAAAGACCAGTTCAGCGATGTCAGTGGAACGGCCGAACGTATGGGCAGCACGTTACGCGATAACCTGTCGGGTGATATCGATCAGTTGGCTGGCGCGCTGAGTGGGCTACGCTTTGATATTTTTGAAAATGATTCAGGTATTTTGCGCACGCTGGCCCAGAGCGCTACGGGGTTAGTGAATAGCGTCCGTGAGTGGGTAACGGCTAACCCTGAATTAGCTCAAACGCTGCTTGTGGTTGTAGGCAGTGCACTGGCGCTCACCGCTGCAATTGGCACCGTGTCCCTTGCGACCGGCATATTGATGGGCCCATTCTCCAAACTTCAACTGGGTTTATCCCTGCTTACGGGCGGTAGAGGGATCGGCGTGGCCACCGGTATGTTCGGTCGATTCCGCAACATGATGACGAGCAGCCTGTCCGGCCTGCGGACATGGGGCGGTATTCTTACCAGTATACGCAGTGGTATCAGTGGAATCGGTGGCATTGCCCAGAGCGCCGGCCGTGGATTGTTGATGGTATTCACTCAGCCAGGCGCGGCGCTATCGGCGCTGGGTAATGGCGTTCGGATGCTGGCGACATCTGGATTTTCTGCACTGAGCGGTTCGGGGATGGCGGTATTTAACATCCTGCGTACTGGCTTCATGCTGTTGCTCAGCCCCATCGGCATTATCGGCGCGGCAATCGTCGCGGCCGGAGTATTGATTTACAAATACTGGGAACCGATCAAGGCGTTTTTCAGCGGTTTTTTCAGTGGCCTGACAGCTGGCCTTGAACCGGTTAAACAATCATTCTCTGCGCTATCCCCTATTTTCGACGGGATCGGACAGGCCATTAGTGGTGTATGGGATTGGCTCACCAAATTGTTTGAACCAGTGAATACATCAAAAGAGTCGTTAAAAGAATGCACGGAAGCTGGGGAAACATTTGGGAGGATTGTTAGCGCTGCGATTTCAGGCGTTGTAACAGTCATTCTCAGTGTAGTTAAAGGCATCAGTTGGTTACTTGAGAAATTAGGCGCAATACCTAATGCGACGGCTGCGGCTAAAGAGGCTGCGGGTGTTATGGATCAAGATGCAGCTAAGCGCTTAGCTGCACAGGCCAACTTATTACAGCAAGATATGGCAATAATCACCAATGGGAGCAACGCAAAACCCCCATCCGGTGAAGGTACGAATGAAGATGGGACTAAAGGTAATACTAATAGCCCGAAACCTAAGCCAACTGGCCCGTTACAGGATCTGACTGGCAGCAACCCAACGACAGCAAAAACAGGCAGCGCGGCAACCACTGAAGAGAAAAAAGATCCCAATAAGCTGGGTGATATCGTTTTTAAAAACGTACCGCCTGCGGTCATGCTGGCGAACGGCTACCGTGAATCACAGGTTATGCCCGCACAGCCCAAAATCCCCCTACTGGAGCGGGTGAAGCAAACCGCCGGTGTGCTGGCCGCGTCTGTCCTGCCGTTTACTGTGCAACCTGCTGGGGCGGACGTTCCGGCCATCAATTCACCTGCAGCACAGATGAAAACGGCGATGTCTGCCGGTATGGCCAACACAGACAAATATGAAATTAATATCACGATTCAGGATGCACGCAGCCTGGATGAAGACAAACTCGTCGCCAGACTGCGGCGGGAAATCGACGATATTGAACGCCGTAAGCAGCATCGCCAGCGCTCACAACTGACCGATCACGTATAGGATTTTTATCATGATGATGATTTTGGGTATGTTCGTCTTTATGCGGCAGACTACGCCGTACCAATCCCTGAGCCATGACAGTAGTTGGCGACATGTTAAAAATGACCGAGTCGGTAAATCCCCGCGTTATCAGTACATCGGCGCAGGGGAAGATAAAATCACATTGTCCGGTGAGTTGTACCCAGAAATAACCGGCGGTGACGTGTCATTAAACGTGCTGGAAACAATGGCCTACACAGGAAAAGCCTGGCCACTGATCGAAGGGACGGGCAACATCTACGGTATGTACGTGATTACCAACATTAACAAAACCCGTTCTGAGTTTTTTAACGACGGTAAAGCGCGGCATATCTCATTTACGCTGAATCTTGAACGGGTTAGCGAGGATTTGCGGGAAATGCTGGGCGATATGGATATCGGGCTTTCCTGACAACACAGTCGCGTTTAACTGTACTCGATAAAAAAAGCCCACCGTCTCGCTAACGGTGGGCTTTGCTTTCCCTGACATGTCATTATTTTTAAAACCAATCACATAATGACATTCGTCGTGATTATTTTATAAACGTTTATACAGATCGATTAAGCGTTATTGATCGGCGGTAGCGATCAATTATGGAGGGTGGCAACACTTACCATAGCGTTATTCAGAAGTCATATACGATGACAGTAACCATTGGGTTACGTGAACATCTCTCCAGCGTTCCGAATGAGGTCGAGGCTAACAATAGACTAGGCGTAGACATGAATGCAGACACGGTCGAACCATAATTATCACGTGCAAATATATCCCAGCCAATCGCATCCAACACCCCAGCATCATTAACGCCCGCCGACGACCAATCGCCAACACTCGCCGCTGCATAACCGATGACAGGGACATTGATACTGCTAGCAGCAGAATTGAGTGCAATTTTATGATGATACATTAGGCCGTCGTAGTTGCTGGCCTGCCCTTGATAGGTACAACCCAGCTCTCTGTAAATAAATGCGCCCAGCCTGACGGCTTTCTGTTGCCCCACGGCTATCCTGTGATTGGGGTATGTGATTGTATATGTTGTCGAACCATCAGGGTTTTTAGTCGGTGTGCGGGGTATTGCAAACCGTCCCAACATATTAAATCGAGTATAGGACACACCGTTGGCTGTAATGGTTGTTGCATCATTCTCGCACAGCACAAGTTGTGTCTGATTAGGTACGACGTATAACCCTCTCGATGCATCGTTAATTGTGATGGTGACAGTATTAGTATCAATTGCGGTTAGATTGATTTGCAGCCACATCTCTGTGGAAAATTGCACCAATGCTTTTAATGAAATACCTAAATTTAACTGTATGTCATTTGTTCCATCGAACGCCACGCCGTTAATTTTGCGAGGGGTCGCCAATTTAGTCGCCGCCGCCGCAGTTCCATCCGCTGGCAACGCTGCATTCGCTTTTGCCTGCGCGTTAGTTGCAATAGAGTGAGCCGTAAAAAGCTGCTGCGCTGTCGCAGCAATAGTTCTGCTATTAGTGTTAATTGACGAGCTCAACGCCACCACACCCGCGACGTCATATGATGCCGCGGGAACGTTTTTAATCTGTGACCAGTCAGAATCAACGCTAATATCTGCCGTACCGTCAAATGCCACGCCGTTGATTTTTCGGGCTGTAGCAAGCTTAGTCGCCGCAGCCGCAGTGCCACCCGCAGTCAGCGCACCAACGTCACCAGCAGTGAGCACGATATCTGCCGACAGCGCTTTGCCGTTAACGGTACGGCCAGACGGCACACGTCCATTGGCATTGGTATTCGCGTTAGTCGCTGCCGTAGCGGCATTATTCGCGGCGGTGGTTGCTGCGGTGACGCGTGTGTCAGTTTCTACTTTGGTGTATGCCCCCCCCCCCCCTGCACCCAGCGCGATATCTGCCGACAGCGCTTTACCGTTAACGGTACGGCCAGACGGGACGCGGCCATTGGCGTTCGTGTTGGCGCTAGTCGCTGCGGTAGCAGCATTGTTAGCGGCCGTCGTGGCTGCGGCGACACGAGTGTCAGTTTCGGCTTTGGTGTAGGCCCCTACATCTCCGGCACCCAGCACGATATCTGCCGACAGCGCTTTGCCGTTAACGGTACGTCCAGACGGTACGCGGCCATTGGCGTTGGTGTTGGCGTTGGCCGCTGCGGTGGCGGCATTATTCGCGGCGGTGGTTGCCGTGGTAACGCGGGTGTCGGTTTCGGCTTTGGTGTACGCGCCCACATCGGCGGCGGTGAGGGTAATGTCAGCCGACAGCGCTTTACCATTCACCTTACGGCCAGACGGCACACGACTATTGGCGTTATCATTTGCCGCCTTCACCGCTTTAGGGGTTGCGGCCAGCAGCTCACTGTCGCTGTTCGTCGCGCTGCTCAGTTGCACGAATCCCTTTGCGTTTAACGTGCCGTCTGGGTGTTTGCGGCTTTTTTCATGTGCATTGATAGCATCATCAACATAGCCCCGCGTTGCTAGTACGACAGTCGGATCAATTTTCAGCGTAACCGCATCGGTACTGCTGACAATCAGGATCATGCGCACTGTCTGAATGCGGCCGCTTCCCTCTTGTAGTAATGGTTTGTACGTTTCGGCACAGTTCCCTATTGCGACCAGATCGCCGTCAGCGTCAAACAGGCCGATTTCACGTATCCAGAATCCCCCTTCATTTTCTGGAATGACCTGTTCCGCAATAATCTGATTGGTATTTACTGGATCAACGCTCAGTGTATTGATGCCCGCCCGTCGCTTTTCATTAATCAGGGCGGTTTGTGCTGGGTTCGGTGTTGGAAGCGTGCCGCCGCCATCGCCGACAGCCATATGCGTGATGTCAAGATGTGAACCTAGCACGGTGGAGTTTGCCAGCTTGGCTGCACCAATATTCGTTAGTAAGACAAAGTATTTCGTACTCATTGAGTTACTCTCATCGTATCAATCAGGTGAACGCCCGCGCCGACGACATCTAATCCGCTAGCGGTAATGGTTTCAGGGAAGTAGGGGTAAACATTAAGTGTGTCGCCGCTGTAGCTAGTGGCAGCGACATAGGCTAAGCCCTGCGTGTCGAGGTTGATATTCAGCCCCAGCAGGTGACGCGACACGGGTTTAGCGTCAGCAATTAGCCGCTCTAATTCGTTAAAAACCTCGTCGGTAATGCCGCTGTCTTGCACGCCAATATCTAACCGAAACGTGCCTGGCTCTCCGCCGTTCTGCCACCATTCGATAATGCGGATCAGGTAGCCGAACGGCTCAACAACGCGACGTAGCGCACCGACTGTGCCTTTGTGCCGATGAATGAAGTAGGCATCTTTTATCGCCTGCCGCTTGATGACTTCCGGCCATTTTTCATCCCATCGATCGACCGAGAATGCCCATGCTAAATACGGCAGTAGGTGCGGGGGACAGCTATCTGGATTGCACAACTGACGCAGCGGGATCGGCGTGCGGGACAATTCCGCGCAGGCTTTGGCTGCGGCAATTTCCAACTCAGATGAACCAACGGGTAACAAGCTGTTATTCATCGGAACCCCCGATATTTAACGTCCAGTTAGCGCAGTAGGATGCCTGGCTTTTATCCAGCACGATATCTGCGGCAGGACTTGCCAAATCAACGCGTTGTATGCCCTCAACATGAAGTGCGGCGAAGATGGCAGATCGGCGGATATCACGGCCTAACCGATGCTGGGCGGTGATATACGTCTGCAAGCGGGCTTCTGCGGCGATGCGGATAGGTTCGGCTTCTGGCCCCGGATAGAAATACAGCGTCGCGATAATGTCATAGGGGATAATGACAGCTGATTGCACCGTCACACGGTCTGCAACAGGTCGCACATTTTCGGCGTTCAGGGCAGCACCAACGGCTTGCAATAATTCATCACTGGCGCTGCCATTTCCTTCACGCGACAGTACGGTTACCGTGACGGTGGCAGGGCTGGGACTAACTGCGCTGGCGTCAGCGACTCGCCCATCGGCACTACGTGCGTGAAATTCATAGGCCGCGGTTGGCCCCGCAACACTCAGCCCCTCAAATGCCTGTTGCGCGCGTGTACGCAGATCGGCGTCAGACTCCATGACCGATTCAATGGGGGGGATCGCTTCTGTATCTTCTGCGGTGATAACCAAACGCTGCACGTTAACGTTGGCAGCAAGCTGATCAAGATCGGTTCCTGCTGCGTAGGCCAGCATGGTGGCGCTGGCCGCTTCGTTAACCCGCTGACGCAATAACAACTCATGATAGACAGACAGTTGCAGCAACTTTGTTAACGGCTCAGATTCCAGCGCCAGCGTGCGCGTGATGGCATCCCGTTGCTCGACTGGAAGCAGTGCGATAAACATCGCCTTGCGTTCCGCATACAACGTTTCGTAGTCCAGTGTTTCAACGACATCGGGCGCAGGTAACAGGGACAAATCAATCAATCCGCTCATCATGCCCCCTGTAGTGAAATCATGGTGTTAAATTCCGCCAGATTATCCGTGCGCTGCGCCTGAAGCGTGACGGCAACGAGTCCGGCACCACGGGTTTCCAGCGTAATTTTTGTTGGCGTAATACGCGGCTCCCAACGCATTAATGCGCTGTAGATGGCTGACGTTATCTTTAGTTTTATTGCGGGCTCTTGAGGCTCGTCAATCAGAGAAAAAAGCTGTGAACCGTAACTGCGCCGCATTAGTCGGCTACCAACAGGGGTGAGTAAAATATCGCGCACTGACTGGCTGATATGCTCATCATCAGTAATTGCACGTCCGTTACGGGCATTCATGCCGATGTATTTTTCATTGCTCATTGCGGGCCGTCCGTTCTGCTACCGCCGCGCTGTACGCCGCCGTGAGTGTGACTGTCTACAACCACGCCGTTTGATGACATTTGGCCGCCGGTGTGAGTGATATCGCCCTGCATCGTGCCGCCTTTTTCTACGCTGAGCGTTTGCGTGCTGAGATGCTGGGTGCAAATCACTTTCGGGGTATCCAGCGTGATAGATTCAGCCGCTTCCACGATCACATTTTTGACGCCTTTAACGGTCATCGTTGAGGTGTTGGCATCATACGTTTCGCTTGCACCATCGGGATAATCAGTGGTGTATACCTTTGGTGTGCTGCTGGGCGCACTGTGCTGGTTGGAATACAGGCTTAATACGATCACAGCCGTTTCCAGATCGCCGCCTGGTGAAGCCATAAGAACCTGCTCACCTACTGACAGCGGCCACCACGTTTTGGCATCACCCGCACGCTGCACACACCAACGTATCCATCCCGTGGTATTGCCGCCGGTTACCACTCGCGCCAAAAAACGGGAGTGATCGACGTCAACAACCGTACCGATACGGATCAGGTTATTCAGGAGACGGTCAAACTCATTTGAATTCATGGCTGGCGCTCGGTAATTAATTCATAGCGCCAGTTTCATGTGTTGCGCGCGGGCGTACAACGAAAGGGGGTTGTAGGGGGGCGGGGACAACTAATCGGGCTGAATGAAGTCCGTAATGGTATCAGCCACCCAGTCAAGATCGGTGGACGTTAAGCCCAGCAACTCACGAATAGGGTAACGTACGGACGAGCGTCCTATTTTGTCAGTCTCGCCGAACTGGTGAGTATGGGCGATACTGGCTGCATGACCACTGAAACCAACAGCCGCGCTATTGGGTGATGTGTCGATGCGTAAAAAGCGCACAGTGCGCAACTTGCGGAACATTTTTTCTTTACGTGCCGATGTAGTAGAGACGCTATTTACGTTAATGCTGAGGTAACTATAAATATCTGCACGCAGGAACGAGCGTAACCCGTATCGACCGGTATCAAAGCCGGTAATCATCCGTTCTCCACTACGACTTTTGCTGCTGTGCCAGTTACGTAACTCTCGGATCTCACCTTTCCACAGAAACCGGACACCGCCTTGTGTGCGGCGCGTTTTCTTTTTGCGCCCTTCGTAAGATGAGCCATCGGGATTCTTTTGCTGTGCAATCCGTTGTTGCTGACGCTTACGCAGCCCCGTAGCAATCTGTCGTGATAAGCGACGGCGTTGATTAGCGGCCAGATGCTCGACAACAGATTGCAGATACCCATCTAACTCCTGAAACAGTGCATCGTTCTGGCTCATTGCTAACCTGCCGTCGAGTCATGAATAACGGTGTTGGCCATCTCGTCTTTTACCAGTAATCCCCATGCGTCTTGCCCTTCCATCGGATCAGGTGGCGGGTCAGCCCGATGACGAACATTGATTTCGCCAGCCTCATTACGGGTGACAATCACCGCCTCATCAGCCTGAATGCGGATTAACAAATCGGCAGTGCTGTTACTCAGCAAATCGGCTTCGAACGTAATACCCGTTTTACGCCGTTCTGGGTTGAGTAATAAATCTGGCTGATAGATTCGCGCCCACATCAGTATTGGCACCATCAGCGTGTCGATAGAATGCGGGTAGTCCATTGCCAGCACCATCAGCGTGTAACGATATTCAAAGGAGGCAGAACGCGCACCGGTACTGATTGCATTCCCTTTCTGTACATAGACGACCAGTTGATCGGGGTTTTCCCGCAGCCATGGCACCTGTTCGCTAATGGTTTTTCTCAGCAGTTCCGCTTTTAGCATGTTGTTGCTCTCTCTGTTGTTCAGCCTGGCGAATGAGCGCTTTATCGTTGTTGGCACTCTCCAGCGCGGCCAGCAGCAGGCTATTCCAGTTAACAGACTGCCCGTAGGTCAGACGGTTATTGACTACTGCGCTCGGTGGCATCGGTATTGCTGTTGGTGTGGTTAGGTTCGCTGGCAGAGGAACGCAGGCCATCGGAACGTAAACGGTTCGCGTAGTCGAGCAACGACACAGCAGCACCATCAGGCACAAACTCATCAGCGCAGACCTGACCGGCAAGTGCCTGATTAATGGTCTGACTACGTGTATCGGCATCTTGTTGTATCTGACGTTTATCATGCTCAGCCTCGCGTGACAGCGTGTTGAATATCTGGAATGTCCGTTGCTGATTATTGATAACGCGCTCGGTGCTATCCCGTTCTGCGAGTAATACAGCATTGTTTTCCGACAGTGTGGCAATGCGTCGATGCTGTAATACGCCGATGATTGCCAGGCATAACAACGACACACCGATAATCAAACGCCAGTTCATGCAGGATAGTCCTGCTGGGATAACTGAAAGTGCGGACCATCTTTAAAAGTTTTCCAGTCACCTCCCCATTCAAGTGGTACGCCTAACTCATCCGCAGCACGCTTCATTGCCTCAGCCAACGGGTAAAAATATTTCCAGTCCCAACTTACCTTCCCATCAGGCAGCGGCACGATATCGATCGCATGCCCAGTAAGATGACGGCTGTTCATTGTGGTACTCGCGCCACTGTTAACCAACTGGCGCTGACGTTCTTTGGTTCGCAGCCCCTCAATGACCCGAAAGTCGATTGTTGTTAGCTCCAATGCGCGGCGGGCAACCCGTACTAAATCGCAATGAACACCAATAAGATTTTTTTCGCTAACAGAACCAAATATAAACATAATCAGCTACTCCCTGTTTTACGCTTTAACATGCCCACGGCAATTCCACGTAGCTGATCGGTGCCAATAAATCCGACCATTCCACCTAAGAACGGCGTCAAGCTGACAGGCAAGCCGAAATAATCCAGTAGGCCAGAAATGGTTAATGCTAACGCACCGCAAATGACGCCCTCAGCCCATTTGTTTTTACGCTCACCACCGTCATAAATCAGGCGAGCATAGGCAATAAGCCCCGCCAATAACGCAGCGTAAATCGTGGGCCATGCGGACTTAAGTCCGGCCAATACTGACGCCCATACATCAGGATCTTTATCACTCATTCTCATTGTCCGTTACCCTCATTCGGGTGTTAATGTTCAGTCCCATAACTGTATGATTTCCTGTTGTGTTGCTGGGGTAACATCAGGCAGCGTGACCAGCAGGCCAGCCGGTAACAGTGGCCCACGCTCACATAGTCCCGGATTTGCCGCGTAAACCCCTTCGGTTACACCGTCTGTTCTGCCGTAGTAGCGCCAGCACAGCAGATCGACGGTGTCATTTTGCTGTGCACGAACTTCCATCAGACCAACTCAGCCAGGCCGCGATTAACACCGAGGATGTCGCGGATAGCCCAGCGTCCGTCGCGCCACAGCGTGTCAATCTGTGAACTCAACGCCTCTGCGTGCTTTTCCCCCTCGCGCGTGGTGTCGATATCGCGATAGCCCTCGATCAACAACGCCTTGGTGATGGAGTACACCGCACGGCGGTAGCGCCAGACCAAAACGGACTCGCCATTGATCTGGTCGATTTCGCCAGCGTCATCGGGTTTAACATCCGACAGAACAGCAAAACCACGTTGCTCCTGGCTGCTTCGCCAGTCGGCCAACTGGCCGTTAACATGTGCTACCGCTTCGATGGCCTTATCCATCAGGCGATCTGTTGTCACTTGCCCGTCAAGACGCATCGCACGACGCAGAGCGGACAGGACAATCACCGGCCAGAATGCATGGCTCGTCACTTTCGCATCACCATCGTTGATGGTGTCCTGCGTGACCGGCCTTACTGGCTCTGTTGCAATCAGGCTCATGGCATTACCTCAAAAGACAGGCGGTGGACGACGTAACACGACACAATAAATTGCCCGTCTTACGCCGTGCCGCCTGGTGCGCGGGGGCACGTTGGGTTACGACGCGCTTTTTCGGGCGCGTGGTGTCGTAGTTCGTGATGCTTTCGCCGTCGATTTACGCGGTGCTCTCGTTGCTTTTGCGGGTTTGTCGGCTGGTTTATCCGCAGGTGGCGCAGGTGGGACGCCTGTATTTTCTGCCGCTGTCTCTGACTCAGTTGATTTCTTGAGCGCACGCCCCAGTAGCTCGATATCGCGCTTAACACCGATCCCATCAAACAGCGTGACAGCCCGTTGCAACCAGTCACGCGCGGCGCTCAGTTCGTTAGCATCCAAGCGCAGGGTGTAACCCAGCGTCTTGTAAAGTTTGGCGCGCACTTGATCCGGCATGTCTTCGCCAGCAGTAAGCCGCTCCAGTTGTAACAGCAGGTCAGCAGACAGAGGCGCAACGCTAACATCGGCTTTAAACGCTGCCAGTGCGGGGTCGCAAATCTCATCAACCAGCGTGGTGGCAACTGTGCGCTTGTACTGATCGGGCATCGGCAGGCGATGGCGCAGGACATAATCAGCAATACGTAGCGCGTCACCCACCAATCCAGCATCAATCGACCAGATCATGATCGTGGTCAGCACCTCATCAGCCTGGCCGCTATCTGCCGCCAATGCGCCATTAACCCAGCCCTGATAGTCGGGCAGCAGTTCGCGCTTCAGTTCGGCTTTTGTCGTGGCAGATTGCACCTGGCTTAAACGGGATTTATCCATCCTCAGCCGATGCAATTGCTGTTCGTAGGCGGTGCGCTCAACGTCACCGCCGTTTGATTTGCCGTGGCGCTGGGCCATGACAGTTTGAAAATGTCGCTGCGCAGGTGTCAGCATGATGCCCCCTTGATGCAGGCCGCGTGTTATCCGGCCTGCTTGCCGTTGAAATTAGCCTTGCGCCGGTGCTGCCGCAGCAAACGTAATGCCTTCAATCAGGCATCCTGTTCCGTAGTCTTCAATGACATAGGCGTCATTGGATGACTCATAGGTCGCCACACGGTTAAATTCCATCTCATCCCGCACGGCGCGGCGCTGCTTGCCATCCTGGAAGTAGATTGACAGGTTACTGAATGGGGTAATGAACATGCTGCCATCAGGGAAGAACGGCGCAATGAAGGTCGGCAGGTTGCCGATAGCTTTACGCGATACCAGTAGTTGGCCGGCCAGTGCTTCCGAATTCGGATTGGTAGTATTGATGGCGTTAATCAGCGGATATTCTTTGCTGACCATGATCTGACGACCACAGATGACCACTAAGTCTTGCGACGATTTAAACCACTCATCCAACAGTGAATTGGTAGCGTCATAGACCACGGCGTCAAGGTTGCCGTAATCGCCTTTCGCGATGACTTTGTTTTCATCATCACGGCTGGTGACGGTGATGTTTTTCATCACGCGTTGTGATGCATGGAGACGGTATTTTTCCAGCCAGCCGATATTCACATCCTGCAACAGTGGGTTGTTTGCCAGGTCGGATTTAGCGGCACGCGACGTACCGTTAAAACCAATCATGATACGGTCGAGCGCTTTACGCTTGATGATCTGATTGCTAATGCGCTGCTGGAAGTCGGGGAATTTAGCCCACACATCCAACTGTGGATAGCTGATAAACGTATCCGTATTGGTTTGCTCACAGCGGTATTTATCATCATCCAGCGTGTGAACAGATTTCGGTTCACGACGTTCCGTACTTGACGTGCTTGAACTGGAAACCGGGCCACTGATACCGAGTCCCAGCTTTTGACCTTCCTGTTCAGATACGCCAGTGATATTGATTTTTTGCAGCAATTCACTGGATTGTTGGATTTTATCTTCCAGCTTCTGTTGTACGGACGGTGCAATGCTGAATTGCGTCGTGACATGCGCTGGCTGGATGCCGTTTAACTCAGCTTGCCGATTAATATAAGCGTCGAACAGAACGCGTGTTTCATTTTGCATGTTAGGTTCCTGCGATAGTCGATTTAAAGGGTGATTAGCAGTCAGCTAACACGACATTGGATTGCTGGTTGCCGCCGGAAGCTGGGGGGCGCTGGCTAAAGTTGCCATCCTGTCCGGCAAGCTGTTCTTTCAGATCGGTTAATGACTTATTCAGCGTTTCCACGTTGCCTTTCAGCTCTGTGTTTTGTTTTTGCAACGCACTGAATGTTTCGGTTTTATCCAGCAAATCACGCTGACTTTGAGCGATAAGCTCAACGGCCTGTTTCAGCTCGCCATTTTCTTTACTGAATCGCTGCTGACTGCCGGTTAGCAGCTCGGTGATACGGGAAAAGAAGTTTTTGCCAGCGTCGCCGGCTGGCGCGTCGTTTTCAAATTCCAGCGTAATCGGCGTATCAGCGGCCGTGAAGAAACATTCAGGGCTGGTTTTTCGCCCGTCCAACGGGCCCTTTCCGCCGCACTTGGCGTTAAATTCCAGAATGCCGACGCCCAGACTAGCGGGATCGTCCGTCATTCCCAGCCCCATCAAATACGCTTCGCCGGTGTCAGCAAAAGAGGGATGGATCTCAATGCTGGGGTAAATTTTCTGGCGTTTTGTGTTCAATGCCACCAGATCATCTGTCGCATCAATCTTGATTTGTAGCGCCAGCTTGCCTTTGAGCGGCCCGTCCTGAATCTCAAACTCGCTAACCTCTTCCACGTCGCCATATGCGCGAAAATCGCTGGTTGGCGAGTAACCGCGAATGTGTTCAAGGTTCACGCGAGCGCCGCGCACCTGTTTGTTGAAGTTTTTTGCCATTTGCGAAATATGCACACGCTCAAGTGTGCGGCCGTCGCAAGTCGCGCCCTCAACAGCGGCAAAAAACGGTTTTGAAATCGGCATGGTAATGCTCCAGTGATAACAGAGTGTCTGTCTGATACCTCTATCATCGCCACGCTGCACCGCAGGCGCTATCGGTGCAGGTTGTTGCGGAACCACGACAACGGGAGCCGATATTTTGCCGCGCGCGGGCGCGATAGCCTGTATGCATGAATCTACTTCCCGATATCCGCACAGAAGCCAAAAGCCTTTACTGGCAGGCCTACAGCATCCCTCAAATAGCTCAGCGGCTGGGGGTGAGCAACAACACGCTCTATTCATGGCGACGTCGGGATAAGTGGGATGACAGTACGCCAATCCAGCGCGCGCAGGAGCGCACAGAAGTACGCTATTTACGGCTGATAGAGAAAGACGACCTCACGCCGCATGACTTTAAAACAATCGATCTGTTAGGCCGTCAGATGGCGCGTTTCTCACGCGATGAGCGAAAGGATCAGGAAAAGGAGACACGGAAGAAAGCGCCGAAGAATCATTTTACTGACGAACAGATCGCAGAGTTGCGCGCCCTGGTGCTTGAATCGCTCTACGAGCACCAAAAGCGCTGGTACAAAAAACGCAAGCAGCGTAACCGCGCAATACTGAAAAGTCGCCAGATAGGTGCCAGCTGGTATTTTGCGCGTGAAGCGCTGTTAGATGCACTGGAAACCGGCACTAACCAAATCTTTCTGTCAGCCAGTCGGGCGCAGGCGTACCAGTTCAAGCGGTTTATTCAGCTGCTGGCGTCCAGCATTGGCGTAGAACTGAAAGGCGGGGACGCGATTGTGCTGTCGAACGGCGCAACACTGTACTTCCTCGGTACGTCAGCGGCAACCGCACAGAGCTACACCGGCAATCTGTACTTTGATGAATTCTTTTGGGTTAGCAACTTTCTGAATCTGCGCAAAGTCGCGGCGGGGATGGCGACGCAAAAAGGGTTGCGCCGCACATATTTTTCCACGCCATCCAGTGAAGAACATGAAGCCTACACGTTCTGGACAGGGGATTTCTTTAACAAAAGCCGCCCTAAAGCGGAACGGGTAGAAATCGACGTTACCCATAAGGTACTGAAGAAAGGGCTGCTGTGCGGGGACAATATCTGGCGGCAGATCGTCACCATTCATGACACGTTAGAGCAAGGTTTTGACCTGGTTGATCTGAATGAAATTAAATCTGAAAACAGCCCTGACGATTTTGAAAACCTTTACGCCTGCCGCTTTGTCAGCGTCGGTGAGCGAGCCTTTGACTATACCGCGCTGATTAACTGCGGTGTTGATGGCTATAACGATGATGTCTGGCCGGACTGGCGACCCTACACACAGCGACCGTTAGGTAATCGCCCCGTATGGATAGGCTACGATCCAAGTGGTGACAGTGGCACGGGGGACAGTGCCGGTCTATCCATCGTATCCCCGCCCGCCGTTCCTGGCGGCAAGTTCCGTGTGATTGAGGTACGGCAGTTACGCGGCATGACCTTTGAAAAACAAGCTGAGGTCATTAAAGAACTGACCCACCAATACAACGTGCAGTTTATCGGCATTGATAGCACCGGTAACGGCAGCGCCGTGCATCAGCTTGTCGTTAAGTTTTTCCCCGCCGCCGTGAAATATCAATACTCGCCCAGCGTAAAACGTGAACTGGTACTGAAAGCCCAAATGCTGATCCGCGCGGGGCGGTTTGAGTATGACGCGGGGATGATGGAGCTGGCCCGTTCTTTCATGACGGTACGGAAATTTGTGACGCAGGGCGGCATGACGTCGTATGCATCAGACAGAACAAAAGGCAGCAGCCACGGTGACATTGCCTGGGCAACCATGCACGCGTTACACAATGAACCAATCGGCAGCGAGTCGGGCGGTAATGATGGATTTATTCAGGAGTTCTAACCATGTCACGTAAGAAACAGCACCCGCGCACGGCCAATCTACGCGCCCCAGCCGCACAGACGCCCGTAACAGGGGAATTAATCCAACAGCCGATTGAGTCACTACAGTCTTTCTCATTTGGTGACGCACAGCCCATCATGGACAGGCGCGACCTGTTGGACTGCATGGAGTGCGCCAGAAATGGCCGCTGGTATGAACCACCGATCAGCACCTACGGTCTGGCGCGAATGTTTGACGTTGCCGTGCATCATCAGTCACCGATACTGTTCAAACGCAATGTCATCATGTCCTGCTACGAGCCACACCCGCTGTTATCACGGCAGGATGCCAGCGCCTTTGTACTCGACTGGCTGGTATTCGGTAACGCTTATCTGGAACTGAGAAAGAACCGTTTCGGCCAACCACTGAAGCTAAAGCACACCCACGCCAAGTACACCCGACGCGGGGAGAATCTGGATCAGTACTGGTTTGTGACGTACTACGCCAACGATCACGAATTCGAGCCAGGCAGCGTGTTCCACGTTAAAAGCCCCAGCATTCACCAAGAGATATACGGCACACCGGAATATATGGCGGTAATCCAGTCGGCGATGTTGAACGGTGAAGCCACGTTGTTCCGGCGTAATTACTACATCAACGGTAGCCATGCAGGGGTGATCGTCTACCTCACCGATCCCATCACCAACAATGCTGATGTCGAACAACTGAAGAAGTCACTGAAAGATGCACGCGGTGGCGGGGCATTTAAGAACCTGTTTGTTTACGCGGCAGGCGGGAAGAAAGATGGCCTGCAAATCCTGCCGTTCAGCCAGATTGCGGCCAAAGATGAGTTTACCGGCATCAAAGATGCAACCCGTGACGACATGTTAGCCGCGCACCGTGTACCGCCCAACTTAATGGGGATTATGCCGAACAATGCAGGGGGATTTGGTGACGTGGAAAAAGCCGCTAAGGTATTCGCCATCAACGAACTCATGCCGATAATGGAAAGCCTGAAAGAGCTTAACGACTGGCTGGGGATTGAGGTACTTCGGTTCAAGCCCTATGCACTGGCCGAAGGTGCAATGTAACCGCGAAAGTCATTCAAAACCATTCACCTAGCCACCAAGTAACAGACCGGACAGCCGTAAGGTTGCCCGGTTTTTTCATGTCTGCGTAAAAGCGCCTGAATGCCATTTTGAGCATCGCAATAACCGAATGACGCCGATGATTGACCGAGATCGATACAGCGCAATAGCGACATGATGAGGATGCAGCAGCATATGAACCAGCATACCCCTCTTATCCCCCTCAGCGCGCGAGGGTTCCCCCGCCACGCCCGCACACGAAAATAGCGCGTTTTTATGCAGTTGTGCAGCAGGGGCAAACCCGCGCCAGAACTGGCACGGGTAGGGGGTAGTAACATCAAAAAAATTGTGCGTTGGTGTGCGGGATTGTGCAGTGATTTATTCGTGTAACTTATTGTAAATAAGTTTTAGTAATTTTTTGTTCTATAGGTTGAAAATGCGCCCACCTAAAACCACATAAAGTGTGCGCAATTGGCGCTTATCATTACTGTGGGAATCAACATGGCTTCATTAAATATGGGTAATCATTACCCTCTTACTTCTCAGGGAATTGACAATGCTGTCACTACTACATCAGCCGGTAATTATGCGTTAGGCTATATCAATGACGAAAAATTATTCGTAGTTGAGTACGTTGGGCGAGCCGATAGTGATGTTAAAGCTCGTTTAAAAGCACACCTGAATGAAGGTTACTCGTGTTTTAAATTTTCTTATGCGACATCCCCTAAAAATGCTTTTGAAAAAGAATGTCAGAACTACCATGACTTTGGCGAAAAGGAAGCTCTGCGCAATAGCATTCATCCTGATCGCCCAAGTAACAGCAAACAGTGGAAATGTCCAAGTTGTACGATCTTTGGATAAAGAAGCAAATTAATCAGACTCAAGGCCATGTTCGCATGGCCTTTACTCAAAAGGCACAGGAGAATAACCATGGAGTCGGTGGGATACAAAAAAGTCAGCCATGCTTTATTTGATGGAATGAACAGCCTATTTCATTATCAGCCATTGAGTTCCGAACAGCACAAGACATGGTTAACCGAAACTCTCTTAGAAAACAAAATTTATTGCTCGAACCCAGCAGATTTTAATGATCCGTGGGATATGAAACCTCTTGTGAAGCAGATTACTAATGAAAGGGATAGGAGTGAATTCATTACATACTTACGTAATGGAATTACAGAAGAAAAAACAGCCCGATTTGTCGAGGAGAACTTAAATAATCACGTTTGGATTGATGAGTTTGCTCGGGATTTGGTATTGGGCCATTGGCGAACACTTGAGACAATTTTCAGGGTTTACTGCCTAACCTCTAAACCAGATAATTTATTGATGTGGTCTCATTACGCTAATAATCATCGTGGCATATGCCTAGAATTTGATACCAAGAATGCAGTCTTCGGTAGTGCCTGGAAGGTCGAATACCATGATGAGTATCCATACACTTTATGGGATGATAATTATGACGTTATGAGGACGGCCCTAACAAAGGCTAAGTGCTGGGCGTATGAGGGGGAGTATAGAATTTTACCTAAGACTGAATGCGTGAATAATTTCTTGTCTCATCAATTAAGGGTGAATAGTGACAACAAACTCTCTTTTCCATCTGATGCCTTAAAGTCAGTTATCGTTGGTTGTAAGGCGAACTACGAGGAAATTTTTAGTTTCATTCGCTCGATCAGACCTGATTTACCAGTCAAACGTGCGATTATGCAACCTAACCGCTACGGTCTTCATATCGCGTAAGGAACGTCGTTGCCAGCATAGCCAGTTATGACTATGTGGCTGACATCAAATGGCAATATCTCTGCTGACTTCATTTGCCGTTTTCTTGCTTGTCCCGATATTTTTTTTCTGCTGCGGCGATCATCGCTTGATGCTCTGGATAATCACGAAACACATTGCCGTCAGGCTGTTCAGTGAGTTGCTGTGTTTCCGACAAGCTATTGCTGCACGGTTTTTTATCTGAATCAGACTGTTTACGCTGTATCTCCCGCGCCTCGTGTGAGGATTCGCGATAATGAAGCCAGTGCTGATAACTTTCTTCCTTTTCAAAATCATCGTCATACTTTCCCATACTGCCCCCTGTTAATGAGTGCAACTTTAAGTCTTTGCAAAAGCTCATCATTTTCTTGCTTTCTTTCAGCTTTATGCCTTTGCTCCGCTTCTTCACGGCGCTGTTCAATCGCTGCCGTTCCGATCAGCTTCGCTGTACATGCAAGACATAAACTTTCGTTGCCATATTCATGATCTTCCTGAGTTAACTCAGTATGACAATGCTTTGCACGACAATATGATGCTTTGGTTTTTTCTATCAGATAACCGTCTTTGAGATAAACTCGCCGATCACCGAAAGAAAGCGCTGCGCCGCACCGAAGAACGTAAATATCACGCTCCGATTTTATGCCCCAGGCTGAAAGCTGATATCTAAGGGTATCAGTCATTGGTGCGGGGTGCGCCGTACTGATTTTCCTTATCGGTGCGTTATTACGGATCGCGGCGGCGGCTTTCATATAGCTTTCAGCCCTTACCTGATCTGTGCCATCACAATCTGCTGACATAATGGTGTTAGCCATCGACTCAAACATAGCAACAGGTGACTGTTGACGTTCTGGTTTGTAATTTTTGAGGCTTTCACTCAGTCGTTTTTTCTTCTCACGAGTCATTTGGCCGATTTCAAACTGTTCTGGCTCTTCCAGTGGTGGTTTTTTAATCAATGCATTTGTTTGTTTTTTGACCTCGGTACAGTTATTGACACGAGTCCTAGAGGGCGCAGGCGCGCCCCGAAGGTCAAAAGCAACGTCAACAGCCTGACCTGCGCCGTCTGAAATTACCGATTTCATCTTCACAATACGGTAGGTATGCAAACGGGTTTCGATGGGTGGGATAGGCGCGGTAGGCATCACCAACCCCTTAATAAGACTCTGATACTCACCGTAAGCGTTAGGCTCGTCTTTTTGTTGATACCAGATGCGTAGCTGAAGATTGCGACGGGCAACCAGTGCGCCGCCTTGCAACATCGTATATTCCTGCCAATCGCCACCATCAGCAGAGCGGTGTAGCTCAGCAAATAGTGGGTTTATCTTGTCAGCCAATGTCTGGTTGCGAAAACGGCGTAACTCGCGCCAGACAGAAACAGGTGCACCGCCCAGGAATTGAAACTGACGAATGCCCCAGCATGAAGCCCATGCAGTAGCGTGCTTAGACGTTTCTTTTAGCGGCTTACCGCTTTCATCGTCGGTTTCACCGTCCAGGGCGTAGCCATCAATATTCTTACTGATGTATTTCACCACATAGCCGGTAGCGCTGCCGATTTCCAGATCGATAGGCTTCATTTCAAACCGTGGCCGTTTGCCGTGCTTTCCCTGCAATTCTTCTGCATCTTCACGGGTGGCGTAGTCCTGCATCACTTCCAGTAACTCGCCAGCATGCTCCGGTAATGAGAACAGCAAACCATGCCAGTGCGGTGTGCCGTCATGATGTGACTCAGCCACACGCAGGCCAAAGACTGGGATTTCACGGCGCGCCAATTCTGCACGGATCTGTTGCCAAACCCGATTAAGATAATGTTGCGTTAATCTGGGGCTAGCGCCGTTCCATTTAGGGTTACGATGCCCGAACATGGTATAAGCGTGATATTTAGACGGGGCTGTCAGCGTAAAAAATTGACCAGAAAAACCACTATCGTTGGCGACTTTCTCAAACCCGCCAATACGAGTCATAAGCTCCACGCGACGTAATGCGGGGTTAGATATGCTTTTATCGATCTGCTCAATCAGTGAAATACGCTCTTTTGTATCCTGATCTTCCAGCTCAAGACGCGCCATGATTGCGCGACTGCGTTTACGCCTGGCGTCCCACTCTTCAACATGGTGCTTACTGCAATAAGGTGCTGCTCCGCGCTTCACATCGCCAAAAGCAATATGCAGGTGCTCGCGCCAACGTATTGCGTATTTTTTAAGATTGCGGTGCCAGTAGCCCTCATCCAGCATCTTACTGATGCCAGATGCCGCATCATCAATAAACAGTTTACCTCGGCAATACTTACCCCAACTCGGCGGGACGAGGAAGAAAAGCCGCGCGAGGTTTGCCGCTTCGGTGTAAAGGTATCCCGCGCACTGATGGTCATCTAATGCGGCCATGGTGTCATTCACTTCACTCAATACCGCACGCATGTAGATAGCCACATCCTGAGCCAATAACTCAACATCTTCAGGGGTGAAATCTGGCAGGTGGTTAAAGCGCTCAACCAATCCGTGAAGGGTAGTGAACGTATGGTGGAGCGGATTTAGCTCACTGAGTACCGTGTCATTTTGGGATATCGCATCCTCGTTTGTCGCAATCGCGTATTGCTCATTAACCATGTTGATGTGAGGCAGATCCCTGCGAATAATATCGCGCAGTGACAGACGGGCTATATGCCTGCCTTTCATGGTGTGAATGCTGTCGATACGCGACGTTAGACGGATGCGGATAAAGCGAGGCAGCGGCGCGAGGGTTCGTTTTACCCACGCCAAAAACTCCTGTTCTTGACCCAGCTCAGCGAGATCAACAACAGGAGTCTTATCAACAAAGATAGCGGCTTTGGGCTTCTGCCATTCGTAATCGTACTGGGTAGCGTCTGGTGCGCTACCCAGAAACGGTGGTGGTGGTGTTGGGGCTGCTCGTCCGCGTGATTTCGGCGTCACTCACAAACCCCAGCAAATCTCCCCGCCTTCAGCACGCCGATCACTTCTTTTGCGGCACCGCGACTAATAGCATTAGCACTGATAGAACGCTGAACAGCGATTTTATGGAATTCAAACCCCTGATAAATCTCCCGTGTGGCGGGCGTATCGCTGTTTGAAATTACAACTGCGCATCCAGTTTTTCTGTTGGCTACCATCAGTTCATCAGCCAACTGTTGATGATTATCTGTTGTGAATGATCCGAAATGGTATTGGGTGAAATTCGAGGTATCGCTAGCTGGTAAGTACGGCGGATCGCAGTAGATTACCCTGCCAGCTTTGGCCTTATATTTAAGTGTTTGGCTGAAATGTGCATCAAGAAAAACGGCCTTTGTGTCACGGGCTTTCTCGGCAAACAGCCTGATTTCTACTTCTGGGAAGTACACCTTTTTGTATCGTCCAAAAGGTACGTTGAACTCTCCTTTGCGGTTATAGCGGCACAAGCCGTTAAAACAATGGCGATTCAGATACAAAAACAATGCTGGCCGTGCAGGATCAAATGGACAGGTGATATATCTGTTATAGCGGCGACGATTTTCCTCATATGCTTGAGCTGAATTACCGTTACGAAATAGGGTCGAGGCACGCCATATCAGTTCGTCCGGATCGTCTTTTGCGGCCTGATATAATTCAATTAGATCACCATTAATATCGGCCAGAACATAGTGGGAATAGTCGGTATTCAGGAACACCGACGCACCGCCAACGAACGGCTCTATCAAACAATCACCCTTCGGAAGAAGCGGCAGTAAATCGGGCAGGACGCGGGTTTTACCCCCCGCCCATTTGATGAACGGGCGGATCATAATTCACCGCCGTTATTCTGTGCCAACCGAGACATAACGGCAGAAACCAACGCCGCTTGGTTGATAGCATCATGTAGGGCATTGTGCCGCGTGCCAGTGAATGGCCGAACATCAACCAACAGCGAATAGCCAATTTCTTTCATCGTTCTGACGTCAAGCTCATTCCAGTAATTCCACGGAACATCAATATCCGTTCGCTCAAACGCTGTTTTCAGGATGGTGCAATCAAACGACGGGCTATTCGCCCACACATGCAATGTTTCTAGGCTTTCAGCGTGATCTGTCAGCCAGTCGCTAAATGCACTGAGCGCGCCCCAAATCGGGGTAGCATCATCACTAATTAATTCGGCACGGGCGTCTGATGACTGACGCAACCACCACTTGATTGTGTCGCCGTCTGGCACCGCGCCGTTCAGCATGTCGTTTTCAAAATCGACGCGGCAATAAAAGCGCTCACCCAGCTCACCTGTTACGGGATGAAAGAATACCGCGCCGATTGAACCCACCGGCGCGTTGGCTTTTTTCCCTAGCGCTTCAATATCAATCATGACGTTGTTCATACGATGATCTCCTGTGACGAATGCTCAAACCGCTCAGCCTCTTTGCGCAGCAACTCGATAACCTCTGCGGCTGAAAACTCTTTTTGCTGCGCATGGAGTGCCAGCGCTGCAAGACGTTGAGAAAATGACCAGTGCTGGTCTTTTTTTTCTTCCAAACGTGCTTTTCCCAGCAGTGAAACAAGTGCATCGCTGCCGGCTACTTGCATCGCTTTAACTTCTGCATTTCTCATCGTGATTTCCTTTTTTCAGGTAATAGAAAGCCCGGCGGGTTTACGCCTTCAAAAATGGGAGTTATTACGGTTAAAGAATTAAATGTTTGGGGAATAAACTCACAACTGCTTTAAGTTTATTCATCGCTTTAATCAGCTTTGCTTTTTCTTCAGTTGTCAGTTCATTAAATTTCAGGTTATGCCGTTCCTTATTAATATCTGCTAATTCAAATATCGCTGATAGCACGCGCATATTATCTGAATGCGTTGATTTCCTATCTTTACGGTTTCCGTCATAAAATCTTTCATCGCGCAGATCGTCAATAAACCGGCACATTTCTTTTTCACTATTTGTGTTGAAGTGTTTTCCTCTCAGCATTGCTATGTGATTAAGCCCGTCAGTTCTGGCCGCTATGCTCAGCGGAACGGCGCGGGCGGCTTCGGTATTAGCCATGACAGTTACGCCGCAATACCCATCAGGCGGGCGAACCAGCGGCGCTTTTTAGGCGCTGGCATGTAGGGCTTTTTGCTCCACGGCGCAAAATAAGCCTGCGCGGGTGTTGGCTGGAAACGCTGGCCGTTTGGTAATTCCAGCCAGCCTTTATTTTCCTGCTGCGGTGATGGTGATTTTTCCTTTAATAAACGAGCTGTGCTAATCATATTACCGCCTCTAAAATTTTCTTGGTTAAGTGAAAAATAAAAAGCGCAGATACTGCAACTACAGCTACTTTTAAAAAAACAATATATGTGTTTATTAAATCTCTGTCGAAAGATAGTTCTTTATCCCTCCATCGTTTAGTCACAACCACACCTAGGAATAAAAAAACAATGATTTCTGAAAGAATGAATATTAGATTGTCACGCATGAATACAACCTCTCATTTCGTGCAGTCCATTAATATAAGAAGTTGCTTGCCCTAATGCGTCAAATAACCCGAATGATTGATCGCCTTGACTCACTCGATAACGCGTTATCGGGTTAGTTGCTGTTCTGGGGCAGCGAATAATAGAAAATCCGCGATAAACGCTGGTATGTTCGCTGACTTTAATTAATGCATGATCGATACCTAAAAATACCAGCCGATTTTTTTCCATGATTAAATTTCGCTATTGGTTATCGCATCACGAAGCATGGCGATTAAATTAACTTCGACTTTCTCCATTCGCGCTTTTTTGGGGCGAATGATTATCCGTCCGTCAGAAACCATTCCTTCGCAAGTGCGTAGAGGAATACCTGTCATTTCTGAATATGTTTTTAATGAAACATATGGAGTAGGGACGGTGATATTAATGTTTAATGCCTTAGCCATTTCACCACCTACTATCCTTGTGAGTTAAAAGATTCCAGTCCCCGCAGAAACACCAGACGGGCCATGCTTGAAAGTGAGCGGCTTTCTTGTGCTGCCAGTGCCGCTAACTTATCTCGCTCATCGTCCGATAAGCGCATTGGGGTAGGGTTCTTGGATGCGATACCACGTGGTAAACGCGATCTCTGTTCGCTAATAACCGTCATTCTGCTTCTCCCACTATTAAGGTTTATGTGCCGGAATTTTTAACCACGTCCGGCGCGTGGTTTGTGGTAGGCTTCAAGTGCGAACAATCAACCAACCACTCATGGAAATGGAGTCCTGTATGGATTTAAATCTTACAAATGCTTTTCGTGTTTTTGAAAACACAATAAAAAATGTAGTTTCACATTTGAATGTCAACGATAACGAGCGTTTTGGATACGAACTTGAACATTACATATCGAACAGATCGTTTATTATCTTTAAGCTCGACGTTATGCTTTTTGAATATCGAGAGAGCCTTGATAAGCATCGCCTTGCTCTTTTCGGAAAAAATGCACTTATTCACTATCTAGTGAATAAAAAGAACATATCTTTGACCGAAGCTAAAAATATTGAATTTCATGATGCAATCGTCATTCTATGGGATGACATTTCTGACTATAAAATTTCAGATGAAATCATTTCTTATATCAATCGCTCATACTCTTTTAGTAATCATGATATAAGTATTTATTATGAAAGATATAAAGGCTACTCCTATGACGAGTGGGATGCTAACTATGCTGATCGACGCTTACGTTAATAAGTGTATTCAACCGCGTTAATTCTTTTTCAGCAGCATCAGCGCTGGCCCGCAATTCTTTTGGTCGATCATTGAAGTATTTGCGGGCTTCCAATGTCTTAATGAGATCACGCAAGAACTCAATCAACTCATCATCGCTCAACCCTGCGCTGAAGATTTTAGGGCGTTTTTGAGCCTCTATCTCTGTACCTACAGCATGATCCCCGGTGTTGGACTGTGCGCTCAGATCATGATTTTCTTGTGCCATAATGGTATGTTGTGATCCACTGTTAGCCTGTGAAAATCATTATGAGATCTATTGATCTCTTTTGTCAAGGTAGAAAAGTGACTTTTAGATCTCTTTGTGTCGAGCGACTGAAATCCGAACGGAAACGGCTATCCCTGAATCAGGCAGATGTGGCCGAATTGTGCGGGGTGTCGAGGGAAACATGGGGTAAATACGAAAGGGGCTCCATGGTGCCAGGAGGAGATGTTTTGCTCTCTTTTGCCATGGCGGGAGCAAACATCCAATTTGTTCTGACTGGTGAAGAATCTGGCGGTGTTGCTCTTTCGCGAGATGAAATTGAACTGGTGAAAAGCTTTAGAGCGGCTCCTTTGGCAGTAAAAGCTGCTGCGCTGGGCGCATTAACGGCGGGTAGCTCTGCAACAGCAGGATCGATAAACGTAACGGGTAGCGGCCAGCGCGTAGCGGGCAGGGACTATCACGAAGGTAAAAAATAAAGCCCCGATGAACGAGGCTTAGGGATGAGTAGCAGTGATGCGCTTTAATCGCGGGGTGATTCGGCTTTCTCTTGGCGCAATTCATTTATGGCATGGGCTAATCGTTCTGGGTCTTCAATTAGACAACGCAGATAACGCGGTACGTAGTCACAAACGCTCGTTATCTCTTTTAGATCAACCAGGCTATCTACCCGTGAGAAATGGATGCGCGTGTTATATTTAAACACGCCAAAGGCTGCTTTAAGTACATAAAAAAATGTTCGACATTTACCAGAAAAGGATTCAGGAACAATGAGCAACATAAACATAGTTACACTCCGCTTTTCAGCTAGTGGTGGCAGTATATGGAATTTAGAGAAGGAACTCAAAGAGGCTAAATTTCAGATAACAGATCGCAGCCCAATAATGTTCTCCGGTGGGGCGATGGAATTTCTTGAAGTAGCGGTTCCTGCTGGGGGCGGTGTAGCGGCCATGAAGATGCTGGCAAATATTATTATCGCTTACATCAATAAAGATCGTAGAGCTAAATGCACTTTAATCAAAGATGGGCACGAGATTCCCTGCGAAGCTCCAACAACTCAAGATTTAATTAAGCTTATAGATAAGATTCAATCACAAGATAATTCGGATCAGTAAGCAAGGATGTAAGGGATGACCGTAGAGGCTCAAGGGGATAATAATCGGGTCGCAGGACGTGATTATTACGAAAAAAATATCAATATTGCTGCACCAGAAGCTAAAGAAGATTTGCGCCCATTGGTTAGCGCACAGCGTTCCCAATTAAATCAGTTGGTGAAAGATATTGCGGAAGCAGGGCGTGAAGATGTGCGTTTTGTTTGGCGGCGTTTACATGCTGAACTTGGTGTGAATGGCATAGAAGAAATCACCATCAGCCAGTATTCCACGGCGCTAAGTTTCCTGAATGCGTTACATGATCGCAGTCGGGAAAAAGATGCTAATAAAAAATTAGTGTCCCAATTATTAAGAAGCACACAGCAGAACGAATTACGTGAACAGCTTACGCGCTTCTGTCACATCAATTTTGGTACAAGCCGGTTAATTGATTTAACTCGCCCCCAGCTTCAGCAAGCAATGAGATGGCTGGATGAACGGCAGGGCAGAACTACACCCAACGCATTACCCCCAAAAGTGCAGACGTGGCAAGATGCGGTAAATACCCTAAAAGCAGAACCACGTATTTTTGGCGTAGTGTTTACGGCGGGGATCGTGCTGGGGATGTTGTTGGCGCATTGATATCAGTTTCTCTAAGAATATAAATTTAACTATATTAGCGAGCTAATCATGATTGATGAAAATACCTCTGAAAATGATAAGTCTTCTGGAAATAATAGAACTGCGGAAAGTATTGATGCTGTAACAGGACTTGTTAAAGCAATCCCAATTTATGAGGATCTTTTTCAACCAGCTGCAAGGGAACTGGGGAAAGGTCTTACCGTTATTGCCAAATCAGTCAATGTCGTTCTTGCGCCGTTAGGTGTTATGGTTTGGGGATATGAAAGAATTCAGGCACAATTCCTTCCTAAAGTGCTTGATAAATTAAAAAATACTAAACCAGAAGATATTATTCCTCCAAAACCAAATATAGCTGTTCCAACTATTGAAGCATTACGCTACACGGCGAATGATGAATCTTTAAGTTATCTGTTCGCAGGGCTATTAGCTTCGTCCATGGATAAAAATAAGGCAAGTAAAGCACACCCCGCGTTCGTGGAAATTATCAAGCAACTAACAACAGATGAAGCAATAATAATCTCTATAATAAAAGAAAAAAAATCTATTCCTCTGATAGATATTGTTGTTGCTAGTGATGAAAACAAGAATGGAAATATTGTATATAGTAATCTTTCTTCTTTTTCATTTGCGAATGGGTTGGAACAACCAAAACAATTCTCATCTTATGTCTATAATTTATGTCGACTAGGCTTGCTTGAAATACCCATAGAGTATATATATATATCCCCCTCTGTTTATAAATCCGATGATTATGATGAAATTATCTATAGCGCCCCTTGGAAAGAGATGATTGACGCTATGAATTTAAATGAAAATAAAGAATTTCATTATGCTAAAAAAAGATTAAATATTACAGATATGGGGAGGCAGTTTATATCTGTATGCATTGGTTAATTAGGTGCGGCTATATAGAGTAACTGAAAATGAGCGTTAGTAAACTCCCATCCGGCAAATGGCTTTGCCAGTGTTTCCCTTATGGTCGCGATGGTAAGCGTATCCGTAAACAGTTTTCCACACGTGGTGAGGCGCTTTCTTATGAGCGGCGCCTTATGGCCGATAAAAAAAGCATCGATACCACAACCAGTAATATTACTCTGAAAGATTTGGTTCAGCGCTGGTATGACATGCATGGCAAAACGCTATCGTCCGGTGATTCTCGCTATACGAAATTACTCGCCATTTGTGAACGATTGGGCGATCCGTTTGCTATCGACGTTGATAAAAATATGTTTGCTGTTTATCGCGAACGACGCCTTAAAGGTGAGTGGAATCCTAAGGGGAAAGCCGTTCTGAAAGAAGCGACGGTCAACCGTGAATACTCTTACCTGCGCGCTGTCTTCTCCGAGCTGAAAAGGATGGGGGAGTGGGATAAAGAAAATCCGCTAGATGGCATACGTCAGTTCAAAGAGGGCGATCAGGAACTGGCATTTCTTTATCCCGATGAAATAAAGCGCCTGCTGGCTGCGTGTGATGAATCAGATAATAAAGATTTGGGTATCATCGTTCGTCTGTGCCTGGCGACAGGTGCAAGATGGGGTGAAGCACAGGATTTAAAGCAATCTCAAATCCTGCCAAGCCGTGTCACGTTCACCAGGACGAAAGGCAACAAGAACAGAACGGTGCCGATTTCGGAAAAGATGCGCAGCCTGCTGCCTAAAAAACGCGGGGCGCTTTTCACCCCAGCTTATGAGTCTTTCAAGTACGCCATTAAACGGGCTGGCATTGAATTACCGAGCGGGCAGCTTACCCACGTTTTACGTCACTCATTCGCATCACACTTCATGATGAACGGCGGAAACATTCTGGTACTGCAACAGATTTTAGGCCACAGCACGATCACCATGACGATGCGTTACGCCCACTTTTCGCCGGATCATTTGGATGCGGCCGTTACCTTAAACCCATTTGATAATATTGATAAGGAACTTTCATGACTAAGCCAGATTTGGATTATGGTGCAATCTGTATTGATAATTCCAGCTTAAAAAGCTTGGGTTACAAATTTGAAGAAGGCCTGCTTTTTCAATTACGCCAATTTAAAAATAGTTCAATAAAGTTAATCCAGCCGGATGTTATTCATAAAGAAATAATAAAGCATTTATCAAACCCCATTCATGAGTTGGATAAAAATTTTGATAAAATGATTAAAGATTTAAATAGATTGGTTGGTGCCGATATAGATACTGTTACTAGTATAGTTTCCGAACTGAAAAAATTTACAAATGCTGAATTAATAACAAAGGATAGAGTTAATAAATTTTATGAAGAAGTTAATGGGGAGGTTTTAAAATGCTCTGAGCATCTTGATGTTAATTTGTTACTTGATATGTATTTTGATATTGACGCTCCATTCGAAGATAATAAAGAAAAGAGAAAAGAATTCCCTGACGCTATTGCGTTACTTAGTTTAGAATCTTGGGCTGTTAAACAGGGGTTCAAAGTAATTATTGTCAGCAATGATAATGGGTGGATGAATTACGCAGATACTTCTGAAAATTTAGTGTTTTTTAAAGAGCTACCCGATGCGCTTGCGGAAATCCAGCCGCATGCGGAAGCCCAAAAAATAATAAAACTATTAATGGAATCCGATTTTATTCTTGATAGTAATAATTTAATCAGTGAGATATCAGAGCTTATAGAAGCAGAAGTTAACGGTGTTGATCCATGGGTAGTGTCTATTGATGCAACATCAGATCAAATCTATGACTATGATGATATTAGAGTGGAGTATACTACATGTGATGTTTTAGTAAAAAAAGAATCGAGAGATACACCAATAAAAATAATAAAAATAAATAGTGACGAGATAGTTTTAAACCTAACAATAAAAATATTTTGTAATGTTAGTGCTTCTTTTGATTTTTCTGTGGAGGATGGAATTGATCATGATTATGTTTCTGTGGGCTCCACGAGGGAAACGGTATCGGCCGATTTCATTACTGATGCTATCTTAACAATTTCAGGAGATTTTTCAGCGGGAGTTGAAGCGCTCAGTGTTGATAATGTGGAACTGCAAGGGTTTTTATCTTCCGTTGACTTTGGTTATATAGAACCTAGTTATGAAGAATACTTTGACTATGAAGAAGAGTCGGAACAGTGAGGTTAACCTTTATAGTATATAGCCAGTCATAACACTCTGCGCGGTTGTTAGAGCCTGATTTTTGAGTCCAGTGCATGGTAGCGCGGTTGGTAAGTGTTATGTGCTGTATGCTTAGTAACTAGTATATCTGTTAATTAGATATGAATAATAGAACAGCCTAAGGACATAGAATCAGTGGCAGCAAAAACGAGCATAGCGCAATATTTCGTACAATACCGTAATTGCAACTCATTGATATCATTTAACCTATTGTTTTATTTAATGTGGTGTAACTTTTTAAAATCCCTCGGCGTTCGCGCTGTGCGGGTTCAAGTCCCGCCCCGGGCACCATTGATAAATCAATAGACGTCAACAGACGTCTATTTTTTTGCCTAAAACCCACAGTTTTACTGGTTTTCCCTTCATTCGACACTCTCCCAACGTCAACGCAATTCAACCTGCATCAACTTGCTTGTGAGTATACATCTGAGTATATATGTTGGTTCTATCTTGCTCTGCATACTCACCGTAAGCACCAATGAGGATATTGATAATGGCTCTGACCGATATCAAAGTGCGTTCGGCAAAACCAGAAGAAAAAGAGTATTCACTGACTGACGGTGATGGGATGTTTTTGCTGGTTCATCCCAATGCTTCCAAATACTGGCGGCTGCGTTTTCGTTTTGGTGGCAAGCAACATCTCTTGGCGTTAGGCGTTTATCCTGAAATCTCTCTTTCTGAAGCGCGTCAGAAACGGGATGAAGCTCGGAAACAGGTTGCTGCGGGCATCGATCCCCGCGAACATAAGAAAGCGGTAAAAGCCAAACAGGAAGAGGATGAAAAGACCTTCGAAGTTGTTGCTCGCGCCTGGCACGCCGACAACAAGAAATGGTCTGAATCCCATGGCGAACGTCTCCTGAAAAGCCTGAGCGACAATATTTTCCCCGCTATTGGCAGTACACATATCGCAGATTTGAAAACACGCGACTTGCTGACACCGATCAAAAGCGTTGAACGTTCAGGACGCTTGGAAGTTGCTAAGCGTCTAAAACAACGTGTGACCGCCATCATGACCTATGCCGTACAAAACGGACTAATTGATTATAATCCGGCGCAGGATATGGCTGGGGCGATTATGCCCGGTAAAGTTGAACACCGCTCGGCATTAGAGCTTGAACGTTTGCCTTGGAGTTGCCCCTACTAA